GACAAGTATCCTGACATCGAAGGTGGCCCTACTGACAAGCAGAGGTTCACTAATGAGGACCTGTTGGAGCGTGAAGCTTCCTATGGTCGGTCAGGCTTTAACCTCCAGTTCATGCTGGATACCAGCCTCAGTGACGAGGATCGCTATCCGCTCAAGCTCCGTGACCTCATGGTGCTGGATACAGACCACAAGAAGGCCCCTGTAGACATGGCTTGGGGTTCATCACAGGACCTTGCTGTTGTCGATATACCCAACGTAGGAATGTCAGGTGACAGATACCATAGACCATTCTTCATCTCCCAAGATTGGGCTGAGTACCAAGGTATCATCATGGCTGTTGACCCTTCAGGTCGAGGTGGTGATGAAACTGCCTATGCAGTGGTGGCCCATCTTCACTCCCGTCTCTACCTCCTCGATGCTGGCGGTCTTCCCGGCGGTTACGACAATGCCACTCTGGAAGGACTGAGCAAGATCGCTCAGAGGTACGCTGTCAACAAGGTGATCGTTGAGCCTAACTTCGGTGACGGTATGTTCAACCGACTGCTGGCTCCAGTGCTACAGAAGTACCACCGCTGTGCCATCGAAGACACTGAGCGGTCCAACACCCAGAAGGAACGAAGGATCATCGATACACTGGAACCTGTGATGAACCAGCATCGACTGATCGTGAACAAGAGCCTCATCAAGAGGGACTACGACAGTACCGCTGAACGTAGACCTGAGGAGGTCAACAGGTTCAGACTGTTCTACCAGATGACCAGGCTGACCAAGGACAAGGGTTCCCTTGCCAAGGATGACAGGATCGATGCTGTCGCTCTGGCTGTACATTACTGGAATAATGTCCTTGAACAGGATGCAACTCAGGCGGCTAAAGACCATAGAACTTCACTGCTAGATGACATGCTTGAGGGCTGGATGGACAGTCATCAGACAAAGGTCATGATGGGACTGGTAAGTCCTGATAATCACAAGGGAAACTGGGGAATTTAGACCCTTAGGACTACCATAACCGGAACAGGGAATAGAGTTACCACTGACCAGCCCACTCTATAGATAACTATAGTGGCACTGGAGTGGCATCCCTAGATGACTAGGAAGAGGGAGACCAGAGATGCACCCTCCCTCTCCCCCTCTAAGGAAAACACTCTAGATACACTATAGAGGACTATAGCTAACAAGGAACCAGGCTGGAGTGTGACTATAGTGAACTATAGACCATAGTCCTGTGGGAGACCAGAGATGGGTAAGAGAGTGATAGTAAAGAGGGACCCTATAGCTAAAGACTTAGGAACCACTAAATACCACTTAAGAGTAGTTAAGTGTCGTAAGGTGTACACTAGGAAGGTCAAACATAGGAAGACTAGAGTTGGACTATAGTGACACTGATGGGGACTACAGTGGCACTGATGGCAAGCGTAAGCGCGCTAAGGGGGTCCAATGTTTACTGTAGATATCTGAAGTGGTATCGATTGAAGCGCCGCGCTGGCCGACTCCCCGTGCCACCCTCGCTGGTCACATACATTCCTATACGCCTGGCATGTTTTCCTACGCCAACACATTGAAATCATTGGGCGGGAAGCGATGGGGCATCTCCTGCCGCGTGATGGTGGACCGCTGTGTTCCGCTGGGATGTCCTGCTTGCCTTTGTGGCAACCTGTCGTTTTCGGTCTACCGTCACATCGCTCCACACCAGTGACACGCTAGACCACATCACTGCACCATCGCTCCACACCAGTGACACGCTAGACCACATCCCTGCGCCATCGCTCCACATCGCTCCACATCGCTGCACCATCGCTCCACCATCGCTGCTCCACATCACTCCACACCAGTGACACGCTAGACCACATCGCTCCACGCCAGTGACACGCTAGACCACATCGCTCCACACCAGGTACACACCAGGCCCACATCACTGCACACCAGTGACACGCCAGTGACACGCTAGACCACATCGCTCCACACCAGTGACACGCTAGACCACATCGCTCGCAATAACATTCTTTACCTATCGCCCCAATGATTTCAGTGGCTTGTAAAATAGTTGCTACCTGTTATTTTTTTTGTTTGCATTAGATGTGGGATGATCCTATTCTTAGGGCATAGACGAAACGTGATTGCGACACGAAAACAACGCACCACTACAGAGGCCCAAGACGCAAGGCCCGTCACTGGCAGCGCAAGCTTACTTGATCCAGTGCGGCATTCCGGCGGAAGGGGCGGACCTGAGGCAAGGCCCGATCAATTCCCTCTGTAGCACCTAAGCCGGAACTATCCCGGCGCAAGTCACAACGGCGCATGTCTAACAAACGCGGGTGACCTCTTGCTGGTGATTGTCGCGGTCTAATGCTGACCGCCTGATGATGGCCTAGCAGGGCCGAAACAATCACCAACAAACACAATGGAGACTGACCGATGTCCTACAAGGGAAAACTTATCATCTCAGGCAATAACGCTAAGACCGTCAAGGGTGACGGGGACGCATTCGAGACCGCCATCATGTATCTCGCGCCGTTCACTCAGGCGGGTGTGGGCAATGTGTGCAGCATGGCGGCAATGGCTGCTTGCTGGCAGGGTTGCCTGAACACGGCAGGGCGCGGCGCTATGAACACTGTCCAGGCGGCACGTGTTCGCAAAACCAAGCAATACATGACGGAACGTGTGTCCTTCCTTGCTCAGCTTGTGGAGGACCTGGAAGGCTTCGCGGCGTACTGCAAGCGCAAGGGTGTGAAGCCTTGTGTGAGGCTGAACGGCACGAGCGACATCATATGGGAAAAGGGACACCCTGTTGATCGTAACGGGATGCGTCATGCCTCATTGATGGCAGCGTTCCCTGAGGTACAATTCTACGACTATACGAAGATTTATACGCGGGTGGATAAGGTTATGCCTAGCAACTACAGCCTGACGCTGTCCTATAGTGAGGCTAACCCTGATTTCGCCCGTGAGATCATGGCGAGGATGCGGGAAGGCAAGGCTAACATGGCTGTTGTGTTTAGGGACCGCGCCCGTGTTGATGCCTTGCTTGCCAAGGGTGGCGATGTGGTTGACGGAGACAAGACAGACATGCGCTTCCTCGATCCTCAGGGTGGTTTCATTGTCGCTCTGTATGCCAAGGGCAAGGCAAAGCAGGACACGTCAGGCTTTGTTATCGACTAACCATCCCACAACTAGGCCGAAACTAGGGGCTCATGTCCCTAGTCTCTCCGTCATGCGGAGACTGATGAGGCCCATCAAATAACACACAGAGGAACACAACCATGCTCCCTAAGCTCTGCTATGTGACTGCTACCATCCAGTATTTCCACAATGACGTTCCTAAGCGTTATGTGGAGCGGGTATATGCTTCCTCGTACGACGAGGTCCGTTCCATTGTGGAGGAACGTCAGCGTCATGCCTATACCTTCTCAATCGATAAGATTGAGGGACTGGACGTATGAGCACCAATCGCGCGGCTACTGTGTCCTAACCATCTCACAAGCGGGAAACTCTACTGCCATCCGGTCTAGCATCGGGTGGCATTGGGGCAAGCCAGCCCATGATAACAGCAACAGAGGAATACTAAAATGTTTTCAGTAGTCGAAAAGCCTGAGCTCTACATCAACCGTAGCAACGCGGAAAAGCTTGCCAGTGTGGTGCGCCGTTGGGGCTATCGCGCCCGTGTGTGGACGAAGCAGGAAAGACATGATCCGACATGCTACGGCTTCGCTGTGGCGGTCTACAGCAACGCTGGTTTCGAGGGCTATGCTCATGCGCTGTAAGCCTCTTGGTCTTTGTTCCAACATCGACAACCGCCACCGCATCACCAATCGCATGAGGCGTTGGGGATTCAAGTTCCTTGGGGCTGGCGACTATTCCGCAGTGTTCCAGCATCCGAAGGACGAGCGACTGGTCATCAAGTATGGGCCGCTCGATGATGGCTGGCTGGTATTCGCCGCATGGTGCGAGGCTCAGCGTAGCGCCAACAATCCGCACCTTCCAGTCATCCATAGCATCAAGCGTTATGAGCGGCAGGGCCTGTACTGTGCCATCATGGACAAGCTTGATGTGACCATTGCACACGCTATGTGCGGTGATGGTCCGCTCCCTATCACCACATGGGATCCGCCGCGCCGCAGGTTCAACTATGGCGTCAGTCCATCAAGTGACTGGTGCGCTGTTGACCAACAGGATTGGTCGGACTGGCTGACTGACAACAAGTTGTCCTCTCTCTTTGAAAAGACGCTGGCAAGGTTGATGGAATTCGCCATCAAGCACGGCCTTGGGCGTGATCTGCACGGTGGCAACGCCATGCTCCGCAAGCACCCTGACGGCACGTTCGATATTGTCCTGACTGATCCGTTCAGCGAGGGCAATGGCGCACGTTTCAAGGCAGCACTCATTGAGGCTCAACAGGATCAGGCTTTGGCTGCTTGAACCAATCATCCCACTAACCCGACAATCTCACCATTAGGAAGGGAATCCTGGTTATGTCTCACAACAAAAAGCCTGTCGTTCTGTCGTTCTTTGAGTTCACTGGCACCATCCTCGAGCCGTGGGCGAAAGCTGGTTACCAGTGCTATGCCTTTGACATTCAGCACGGAGGTCCTGTCAGGGACAGCTATGGGCGTCCTGACGAAGGCTTCATCGAGTTCCGCCATTGGGATGCCTCACAGGGAAGGCAGGACACTTGCGCCATGCTCTGTGAGCTGATCGGCATGGGCCGCAAGGTGGCGATGGTCTTCGGCTTCCCTCCCTGCACTGACCTTGCGGCATCAGGTGCGAGGCATTGGGAAGCCAAGCGTAAGGCTGATCCTGAGTTTCAGAACAGGGCAGTAGCGTGGGCGAAGGACGTTGCTCATGTGGCACGCTGGTTTGGCGCTCCATACATGATCGAGAACCCGCAAGGCGCACTCTCCACGCTCTGGCGCAAGCCTGACCACAGGTTCGATCCCTGCGACTACGGCGGCTACATCCCGCTGGAAGAAGCGCAGCACCCTCGCTGGCCTGAGTATATCCCTCCGCAGGATGCCTACACCAAGCGCACATGCCTGTGGAC